ACAGTGCCATTAATAGTCTGCTCAATAGCTTCCATGGAGAAGTTAGTGTGTCTGCGGTAGACAACCTTGAAGAAAGTAATCTGCGGGTTACCCGTAAGGTAAATATCCTGAGCGCCATAAGCAACAAGCTGCATTAATCCACCTCCCATATTATTTTATACCTTAATATAGAAAAAAATTTTGGGGAAATTAAACTAATTAATTTTTCCGCTTGTTATATTTACGTTTAAGTTTATTTTTAAATTTAAATTTTTAATGAATCTTAAATAATATTTATTTTTTATATTATTTATTATTTATATTAAAAAAGTTATCTTAGAAAATAGAGATAAAATATATTAGTTTAGTATGAAATTTAATTTATACTTTAGTTAGAATACTTTAGTTAGAAATTTAATTGCTGTATGCTAAGCCACCCATACCAGACATGATACGGAGAACATTGTAGTTGACGGCAAATACCTTAATAGAACCAGTGCTGGCACCGAAATCTTGATCAGATTCTAATTTGGCATTATCAATACGAGAGAAGTTACAGGTTCCCGAGGGTTGGTGCTCTTCGGGTTTGAGTGCAAAGGAGTAACAGTAAATTTCGGATGTATTTGCGCCATCACCTGCAATTAGAGTTGGAAGTTCTTCTACTAATAAATTAATGTATGCTTCGCCTGTTCCAGCTGCCAAATTCCCAGTAGTTGCCTGAATACCAACATAACTATCCGAAGGAATTATAGCGTTAAAATCTGATACTTGAGCAAGAGAGACATCAGCAACCGCATTGAGAGCGATATTCCCTGTTGCAGTTACTTTGCTCACACTTACATCAAGAAGGCCTGAAGCCAAAGTAGTTCCGTGGTTAATTACTGCAACTGAAGAACCCGACGCCTCAGAGACGTTAATATTACCACCAACTAATCGACTTGTTCTATCCATTTTATGGAAAACTTGATGGTCAACCCCGGCCCCAGCGGTTTGAGCTAAAGGCATCCAGTATTTATTAATTTCCTTTCTAGTTGACGCCGGAAGATGCGTATGATGCTGGTATACTTGAACATCTCTAAAATATTTAGCATCGCGATATGCCATGCGATCATGACCATTTAATACTAATTTAACTTGGCATTCGCCCTGACCATCAGAAGGTGTATAAGCAGCGGCAGTAGTACTGGCAGTAGCCCGAAGTGGTGCAAATTGACATCCAGCACCAGAACCACCACTGTCACCTGCATTTACCCATATTAATTCTTTAACTGGATGATTAAAGTTTAGTTTAATAGATTTCTTATCCGCCGAATCAACTTGTCTCTGAACTTGTTCAATGAGATATTCATGAGATACTTGAGCAAATCTACGTCTTTCATCCGTATCGAGGTAAATATAATCACACCATAAAGAAACTTTAGTACTGTCGGGTAATGTTCCATATGTTACTCTAAATTTAACTTCGTGGTACTGAAGAGCAATCAATGGTAAAGCGAGACCTGGATTACGACAGAACCAGAAGTTTAATGGATAATAACATCCCGAGTTTGCACCATCCGCTGATCCAGAATTTTCGATCAGCATTGATCGCAGACCATCTCTTTTACTTGCTGGAGTAGTTAAATCCCACCAGATTGCATTCCAATCACCGTGTTGACGGTCAATAAGTTGGCCACCAATCTCTAATTCAACATTATCAACTAAATCATAGACTTCACCTTCTTGAAGGCCAAAAATCCCTTCCTTAAATAATAAATAACTACAATGTACTAAATCACCATTACGAGATACAGTTGCCGTTTGTGTACTGGAAGATGAAGCGGAACCATTAAAAGTCTGTTGAATAGCCTCCATAGAGAAGTTCGTGTGTCTGCGGTAGACGACCTTGAAGAAAGTAATCTGCGGGTTACCCGTAAGATAGATATCCTGAGCGCCATAAGCAACAAGCTGCATTAATCCACCTCCCATATTATTTTATACCCTAGTTTAGAAAAAAATTTTAATGAATTAAAACACATTAAAATTTTAGATAAAAAATATATTATATTTCATGAATACCTTAAGCCCTAAATAAAAATGAAAATAATAAAACTATCATAATAGCCTCATAGAAAGTGATTGGTCTAAAACGACTCGTATCTCCACCAGTATTTTCTACTATTTTAGGCCACATCATATTATATGTTACTTGAACGATATAAGATCTTAATAGTAATATGAGTATCACCATAACACTTAACTGTATGATATTTTCAAGTTTCGGTTCTTTTAAAACTTTTTGTAACTTTAATCCTCCTCCAATCATTTTATATTTATTTTAGATAATTTTATTTTAAAAACAGTTTCTCAGTTTCTTTAGAGTCCATCTCTAAATCTAATACTTGTTTCACTGGATTCATAATTTGATTTGTAATATAAAATTCATAATCTAATGATAATTTTTTATCTTTGATATAATCAACATGTTCAATTCTATCACCTTGTTTAACATTTCTTAATCTAGGTTGTCCCTTACGAGAACCACTCTTATATGGATTTTCATAATCATACAGAATATCATCTGTTAATTGAATATAAGCATAAGGAATCCTATCATTTGATTTAGGTTTATTACCAGGATCACGTATAGCCATTCTATCGGCTAATACTTTGTGAGCAATACTTTGTGGATTTTTATAATATCCTCTTAATGATTTTGTAATTACAAAATATCGTAAAGAAAATTCAGCATTTCTAACTTCTAAAAGAGTTTGCTTTAACCACTCTAAAGCAGAATTAAAATCTTTTTCTATCATAATTTTCTCAATGACATTTCCAAAGACATGTTTCACAATTGGAGCATTATCGCGCCTCTTAAGAACAATACCCATTGAAGTGCGTTTACATTCTTCGGTACTATATTCATATTTATCTCCTGTATATCTTTTCTTAGATATAAGAATAAAAGGCCAGAATGTTTTCTCATATTCTAAATCTTGAGGATGACATAAGAGTGGTTCTTCTTCTACTATCTCTTCATCACCATCAGCATCTTCTAGCTTTAAAATACCCTTTGTAATATATTCACCTGCTTCTTGACCACATTCTATACAATGCTTTAATGCTTCTTTGCCTTCTAGTAGTTTACCATCCTTATAACGACTAAATTTTACAAAGACAGAGTCTGTATCTCCATAAACAACATCGGGTTCTGGATATCCTTTCTTTTCTGCCCATAATTTAACTCCCCTTGAAGCATCATCAATACGAGATCTACCTATGCTTGTCGTACAAGCAGCTAAACTCATTTTGAAAACGGTGCTTGTTTTTGCTCCTAATTGACCATATACTGAATTCGCTGTAACTTTATAAGCCAATTGAAGACCATCTAAGACCTTCTTTTTAAATTCATCATCAGTTTTCTTAATTAATCCTCTGGTTCTTTTTCTCGCATCAAGAAGATGTTGTAACACTGCTGGGATAATACCCATTTCTTTTTCACCTTCTTGAAACATTCCTTTACTCTTCATATATTCAGGTTTCATGAAATAACATGTTGTTTGAGTTCCGGCATCTATCTTTTCAATAGTATCACCTTTACCCTTATTTCGATAAATCCAATCTTGATATTTAATTGTATAATAATTTTCTTCACCAATATCTTCTAAAAGATCTGGATCTTCAATAAGAGTTTCATGTGAAATATTTTTCTCGATAATTGAAGAAGGATAAAGTGAAGCATAGTCTAAAACAGATACAGGATCATCAAGATAAATACCCGGTGTAGGATCTAATACAATTGCTCCTTCATAACCTTCAATACCATTTTCTGCTTGTATTTTAATACGTTTTAACCATTCATCATATTCCCATTCTTTACCATATTTTTCATCTTCTTTCATTTTTTCAATAATAACTTTATCGGTTAAACCATTCCTATACATCTTGATATAATCATTGAGTCTTGGGATTTTCATTAATTCTGGGATTTTAGTATTTCTTTCAGCACATACACGAGATACAACTGAAGTTACTTTTACTCCTTGTCCTCTTAAGAAGATATAAGAAGCCGGAACATAAGATACATTCGCCATACCAAGATTATTCGGAATAATATCTAGTAACATGAGTAGATGAATACATAATTCACAATCCTGAACACAATACTTAGCGACTTCTGCTCTCCCAGAAGGACCACCTTCTTTATGCTTATCAAAGATATCTTGGGGTGAAATATCATCCTTGTTTAAGCACCATTCAACTTTATGATATTCGCTTAAATCAATCTTCAAATTATCTTGTAGAATGAGAGTTTTAGGTTCAACTCTTAGAATCTTAAATTTCTTACCATCTTCAAATAATTCTTCACCAATATTATTATGAGTTCTAAATGAGACATAATCTCCATTTTTAAGATGACCTGTATCTGAAACAGAGACTGTTTTATCAATGATAGATTTTAGTTTACCACGCATGAAATGAGCGGCAACATTATCAAGTTTATAAGATTCAAGATTATGACCTTTTTGGACTTCTTTTTGAATATCAAATAAGATACGACCATCCATTACAATATAATTTAAGGTATTGTCACCTAGAGCAGAAGAACTAAGCTTTTGAGTTTTCATAATACACTTTTTAGAATAATGATCTTTTGCTTTCCATTGTCTACTATCCATTTTACCAAAATTTAAGAATTCTTTCATAGGACATCCTTTGACATGATAATAATCGGTACATTTATCATGACATGGGAATAAAACACTTGCTCTGTCATAGATATATTTAAAATCGAATCCAAAGATATTATATCCTGTAATAAAATCTGGATCCATCTTCTTAATGATATTCCTCCAACCAAGTAGTAAGTCTTTTTCTGTATCACATTTTTGGACAGTGATACCTTCTAAATCATCACAAATTTCATTTGTATTTAATCCTTCTTTGTTTCCGATAACTAAAATATGACGAAATGTTTCGTCTTTACTGTAATCATAAAATACAGTCCCAATTTGAATAATAGGATCACCTAAATGAATAATATTTTCATCTTTAAACTCTTCTTCAATGATATCGCAAATCGCTTTGATTGAAGCATCCCTTTCTTTACTCTTTAGAGATGTATTCTTGATATCATCTGTAATCTTATTTCTCTTATTACCTGTTTCATCTGGTTCATCATTCATAATTTTATAAACAATATTTTCAATAATTTCTTTCGTTGGTAGTTTATTAAGACTGATACTATTAATATCAATTAAATTAAGTTTGGATTCTGTAAGATTGGTCTTGTCTCTGAGAAAACCGTAAGTAAATAGTTGTGTAAGATTTATTTCAAGTTTTGTATTATATATATTCCCAATCTTCTTTAAAAGATTCTGATAACTATCAAATATTTCGGAAGAGAATTTCTTGTAATTCTTGATTGCCATTGGAAAATCACCATGTAAACTATCGCATTCAATATCAAAACTAGCTACCCGATAGTTACTTGGTTTATCATTTTCATGTTTTGAGATCTCTTTGTATGATGTCGTATATTCTTCTTGTGTAAATAGTCTTGATTTATATTCTCCTTTATCTGTGTTGTTTATCTGAATCCAACCAGTGGGATCAACACCTGTATCATGGATAAATTTAATAATAGGATGAATACTAGATTCATAAAGATTACTATCATTGTTAATACTGCTTCTTGTTTCTTTCCATTCTTTATGAATTTTAAGTCTCATTCCAGATAATTCTTCTTTTGTATTGTAAAACTTCTTTGTTTCGTTGATAAATTTTCTCATTTCACTGTAGCTATTGAAAAATATCTTCATAAAATTAAATGTTTGAATATTTCCATTATTAGGATTCCATTGAACCCCATAGAAATCCTTTGCTATAATTATTTCCATTCTTTTATGAATTCTAACTTTTGATATATTCTTTATAAGTGTTTTCGCTTCATCCGTAGTCCAATTATTGGGTATCTTAATAAAGAAATATGGTTTATAACCATAGACATTACATACAACTCGTTTATCATTTTCATCGATACCATACATGGTCAATACAAATTCTTTGTATTTTTCAAGTTGTGTTTTTGGATTACCATCTTTATCTTTTTTTTCTTTGCCCTTTTTATCTATCATTGGGATAGTTCTGTCCTTTGTCCAGTCATCCGATAAGATGTCAACGATTTGAAAAGTTTTAAAATTACTCATGTTAATTTATATTTATTAGTTATGCTAAAATATTTAAATCAAATTTTAATATCAAATTTCTTATCTAACTATATATTAGTATGAAAGAATTAAGTGTATTGTTAATAGGGGTTATAATTCTATTTGCTTCAAGTAATTATTTAAGAAGAAGTCTTTATTTAGACAAGATAGAATCAAGTGTTAATGGTAAAAAATATTATGTTCGTAATTTACCAGATAAAAAAGAAGCAGCAAACAAGTTAGCAAATATTGGTATTAAATTACAAAGATTAATAGATAGTTTAGATCTTAAGGATAAAGAAAAAGGTGAATATAATCAAAAGCTAAAAGATAATTTTAATTCAGATTATATTACTGAAAATATACCTGGGTCACAATATGTTGCTTATAGTGTGAATAAAGGAGAAGAATTATCATTATGTGTTAGAGAAAAAGATACCGAAAAGTTTATGGATGATAATATTATATTATTTGTTGCGATTCATGAATTATCTCATATTATGACTCCAGAAACAGGTCATACACCTTTATTTTGGGACAATATGAAATATTTATTAGAAAAAGCATCTTCTTTAGGTATTTATACACCTGTAGACTATGGTAAAAATCCTAAAACATATTGTGGTATGGAGATAAATTCAACTCCTATGGAGGTAAAGTAAATTAAATTCTTTATAATTAATATCTACTCTTTATAATAATATCTTAATGAGTGATCCTTATTTAGATTTTAATGATAAGAATGATTTATCAAATATACAGGTAAATGTATTTCATGTAAAAGATACTTTAAGAGGATTATCTCCTTCTGAGAGAGAAAGTGCTTTACATAGCGAATGTTATGTATTTAATCCTTCTGATTCTAAGAATCCATCTGTGCCTAATATTAAATGCAAGCCCAAGATTGTAAAAGATACTATTTATTATACTGATACGATTGAAATATTATTAAGTAAAATAGCAGAGTATTGTGTAGACGATGATATTTCTGGAAAAAGAATCTTTGCTTGGATAGACATGAATCATAAAAAAGAACCATCTTTACAGTCTTGTCTTCCCTTGGGTATTCGATATACAGATTTAGATATTTATATGAATTTATATTTGGATCGTAATTACGATGATAAATTTTGTTTATTAGGCGGCGAAGCTAAAAGAGAAACTCGTTTTTCATCAGATATGTATAGTTCTTACAAAGATTATTATGATAAGATGAAAGATATCCGTTCATTAAAACCGAATACAAATATTTATTTTAGTACGGTAGATGATGCGATAATATATTCCAAGAATCATATGAAAGAAATGGATGATAAAATTTTATTAAATGGTTACTTGAAAAAATATTTCCCATTGTTAACAGATTTAGAACATGATGATATGGATTATCATGAAAAGATGATGAGTAAAATTGAAACTATTAAGAGATTTAAAGAGTTACAAAAAGGATATATTTACAAACCAATTAGTTGTAGACCAAATACATTGATTTATGAGAATAGACTGGATGAAAATAGTATTGATTTATTTAAGATTTTTAAAGAATTCTCAGTGAATGAAAAAACACCTTATGTAAGAATTTTTATTGATAACTATTTTGATTCATGTATGAAATTGGATAAGAATAGTATTTATAATGAATATTCTACAGAAAAGAAAACCGTTACAAAAGAAATATTTGAAACTTGGAATCGTAGTATTATGATTCATAATGGATTTACAATGCCTGAAAGAATTGATATGATAAATTCATTATCGTTTATTATATATAATAAAGACACTACTAATTATGCGACAATGATAATATATTCAGATGGTAAAATAAAATTATATTTCGGATCTATGATAAGAATATCAGAATTCACTAACCTTCTTGTTTCTGAATTTGTGAATAGAGCAAATGCTATCATAAAAAAATTAAATAAGATTGAAATATCACAACATAGCACCAATTTACCAATACTCTATAAGTATCCCGAAAGGATTGACTGTAGTTATGTATATGAGTTGCCTGATTATAATCAAAACATGATAGTAAAACCTTTTAAGAAATTTTATACTGATTTTGTTGTAATAGAAGATTCTCCAGATGAACCATTACATCTTTTATATAATAAATCTTCTGGTTTTTATGATCCTAAAAAACTGTATAGTTTTATTTCATTGTTAAAAAAAAAGGATACAGAGGAGACTAAGATATTACAAGTTTTAAATAGTAGATATGGTCTTTCACTGAAAATCGCAAAAGAAGAAATAGATAATTGGACGAGAGCATTTCAGGGAAAATTTAATAGAAATGATTTTAAAGAAATTGGAATTTCAATTATTATACAAAAAGTTCTAGATCGTATTAAAGTATCTTTTATAGGATTAGGTGGTTTTAGTGAACTACATGAGTGTATGAATACGATAAATTTTATTATGGGCTTGTATAAAGCAAAACGTATTGATAAAGTGGATTTAGATAAAGAATATAATGATTTATTTAAAAAAGGTTCTGATAAAGAATTGAAAGAATATATCAAACCAGATAAAATATTTACAGAAATTATTCATCAAGAGTTACCGCAACAAACTTTATCGCAACAAACTTTATCACAACAAACTTTATCACAACAAACTTTATCGCCTGAACTAGCACCCGAACCGGAACAAGGATTGGATATTCAATTACAAACAGATGAAGTTCATGAAGAAGATGATGATGATTCAGATGATGATTCAGATGAAGAAGATGATTATGGACAAATAAGTAGTAGTAATGAATCAAGTACGAGTTCAGGTGCTAGTTATGGTGGTGGTGCTAGTTATGGTGCTAGTGGTAGTAAGGCTAGTTTAAAAGGGGGGTCAGGTAAAGCTGATTCAGGAGAAATCAAAGAAGATGACGAATCTAAATATCCAAATAAGAGATATTATATAAAACGATTAGAACAAAGAGATCCTAAACTGATTAAATATAAAACTAAGGTGAGCAAAGATGCTTATGCTTATAAGTGTCAGGCAGCACAAGATAGGATACCAATTGTATTAACAAAAGAGGAATTAGATGAAATAGATCATAAAACCGGTTTTAAAAATGAGGGGAAAAGTTATTCAAAAGCAATTCTGATACAGGGTGGTGACAGACCTGAATTATATTATATATGTCCTAAATTTTGGGATAGAAAACATCAAATACCATTAGATCCGTTAAATAAGATTCACCCAATTGAAAAGATAGATTACACACCCTTTGTATATTCAAGAGAAATGAAAGATGATGATCATTTTATTTTAGAGAGAACTGGAAGACCGGGAAATCGTCTACCTCCAGATGGTGATAACTTTTCATATTGGAATAGAAGTAAAAAAGATAAAGATGATATTTTAAAATATAATGTTCAATTTATCCTCGATGATGTTCACCCAGATTTATTAGCTTTACCATGTTGTGGTAAAAAACCGGTTAAATATGATGTTTCTTCGTATGTAAATGTATTAATACAAGTACCTGATAGGAAATCTTATTGGGAAATGGGTAAAATTACAGGTGAAATAAATTCAAAAGATGAATATCCTATTAGTATTAAGGGATCAAAATCTGAATATTTTCATATTAGTTTATTAAAACCTTTTAAAGGATCAAATGATAGATTATCTAATGATTTTCCATTAAAAAATAACAGTAATGGTCATATTCATCCTATCTTAAAGGATTTATTTCATGTTAGAAAAGAAGATCCTATACTAAATAAAAGTGAAAATAACGGATTTTTCAGAAAGGGTATTCAGCAAGGGTCCGACAGTTTTTTAAACTGTTTAGATTTAATTCATAGAGAAAATCGTAATAATCCATACATTAAAAGAGATAATATTGATTTAGATCGTTTTAAAAATAATATTCTTCAAGATATTAAAGATGAGAATTTTGATATTTACTCTGTAGGTGGTGGTTCTTTTGTTCAATATTTCAGGGATGAAAAGATAGATGATACAGAGGATATTAAGGATAAGATTAAAGAGAGTGTATTCGCCAATTTTGAAGAATATTTAAAGAGTAATGAACCAAAAGATGATAAAATATTATCTCCATTAATATATAGTATATGTAGTTTATCAAATAATTATACATTTGAAGGATATAGATTTAATCTTATAGTATTTGAGGAAGTAAATGAAAAAATCATTATTAGAGAACCAATAGGTAAATTCAATATTAATTTGGAGTATCCTTTTGCTTATATTTTTAAGAAGGATATGAATTATGAACCATTATTATATCACTATGATAGTAGTAATTATGGATATGTTTTAAATGAAGTAGATGATAAGATTAAAAAGGGCAGTGATATAAAATTCACAGATACAATAGCTAAATGCGTTGGTACAAAAAAAAACATGTTAAAAATACTTGTAAAAGATTCGGAGGAATTGTTAGAAATAGATAAAGAGGGGGTAGAAGCATATGATATGAAATCTGTAAATGATATTTTATATAAAGAAATACAAGGGTGTGTGACAAAAGTAGGTATTCGTAAAAGAGAATACATGACTGAAAAAGATTTAGAAGACTGTATGCGATCATTAAATTTTATACCATCAAAGAAGGGCTATATTGATACTTATAATAAATTATGTATGATAGAATATAGAGAAAAAATAGGTAAAGTATTTAAACGGGTAATTATTCCGATAAAACCAAAATCTCCGAGCAGTGAATCTTTAGTTGAACGCGTCTATCCTATAAAAAATGCTCCAGAAACAGAAATTGAATATTGTATTAAAACTTTAACGAAAATTGATAAAAGATGTAATGAATTATTTCAAGATAAATATGTTTCATATTTAAATGATTTTACAAAAGTTATCATTAATTATAAAGATAAAAACATTGGATTATTATTGAAATCGGGTATGATTATACCAATTGTTCAAAAGAAGTATTTACCCAAAAAATATAAATATGATTCAATTATTAATACAAATTTACTAACATTACAAAATGATTATTTATTTGAAGAAGAGGTAGAAGATGAATTCACTGAATATTTTGATGAATATAATAAGGATAATGAAACAGTTTATCAAAATTTTTCTAAAGCATATTTAACGATTATTCGGAATAAAACATTAAAATCAGAAGTTTTAAAAATAATAGAACATCCTGTAAAATTAAGTATTCATAAAAGGTGGGAATTATTAGATTTATTATCTCAAAATGATAGTATATCTCTAAAAGAAAAATTATTAAAACAATTTATTGAGTTAATCTTGATTCATGACTTAGACGAAATTAATAAGATCTTCATTCATAATTTTATTTCGCTAAAAGATATTAAAATTCAAAATCAAAACAATGATGATATTAAAAGACAGATCTATCTTATTAATAAGAGATTAGTGAAAGAAAAAAACAAACCACAAACAGATAAAACCATCAGTAAAATAAAGGATATGAAAGAAGAGAAAGAAAAATTAGAAGCAAAAAATGTAATCATATTAACAATGAAAGATATTCGCGATGATTATCATGAACCATATTTTGTTAGTAAAAGTAATCTTGTAAGAGATATTTCTTATTATGATGAATATAATCCTGATATTCATAAAAGATTCTTAAAGAAAGAAAAAGATACGAAACATGTTTCATTTGAGACTAAATATCCAAGTAGTTTAAGAAGATTGTTTACTCAAAATATTAGAGTCTTAAAAAATATAGTATCAGATGAAATGACTGATTTTAAATTATTAGAACAAGCATTAATGAATATTGATCCTACTTACAATGATGTTTATCTAAGAGAACTTTTACTGAATAGTATCCGAGAAAATGAAAACTCTTATAAATATGAAAATTTATTATTAAATGATAAATATAAATCAAATGAAGAATTACTTACAGATTTAGAAGATCCAAATTATATGGTTACATCCTATGATTTAAAACTTTTATCAAAAGTTCTGTGTATAGGATTCATGTTGTATACAAATCGGTATAGTAATATACCGATTAAATTTCAAACTCATATCATTATTCATAAAGAATTAATTAAGTATTCACTAAAAGAACTAGATTTACCCATGATATGTTTTTATCAAGATGAGGATTCATTAAAACCAATTGAAATAAATGAAGAATCTTTAACAGATTTGAAACAGATGATGCGAAGCACTGAATTCAAAAAGATAGCAATGAAAACATATCGGGTTTAAGTATCAACTATCATATTGTCTGTGACATTTTTTACATAATATGAATAGTGGCTTCCCAGCATGAAGTCTAAGAAAACTTCTTAAAATCTCTCTGCTTTCAATTAAAGTATTTTCATCTTTATAATATATATCAATCGCTTCTTTCAAAAGAGATGCTCTGTCACAACCCTCTTCATTACAATGTGCTCTATCTAATTGAATTGAGTTACTCTTTTCTATACCACAGCAATCGCATTTTACACCCGATTTAAAAAAAGCACATACTAGATTTTTAGCAGGACCCTTTTTAAGATGTAATAATATATCTTTTTTGGGGCCACCTAACTTTAAATCAGTTGTTAAATCAGACATTCTAGATTTTTCTAATTTTTCATTTATATTCATTGTTCTAGAAATCGCATTTTTGTATATTTCGCTTTCTGGATTTGTTAAATATTCCATTTCATTATATTTATCGTGATTTAATTTTAAGTATTTAAAAAATTTGATTAAATAAATAAATAATTACACATATCAAATTAAATAAATAATTACACATATATCATGGATAAATCGCTTAACCAACGAATAAGAACATTAAGAAATCTGATTAAGAATAAATCTTATCCGGATAGTATACCCAGACAGGAGAGATTACTAGAAAGATTTATGACCGAATATGTATCGGGTCAGAATAAGAAACGCGAATATATATTATTCTCTATGATAAGGGGTGTATCATATGAAGATATCATGGGTTCTTATAATACAGATTCAGAGAGGGGTTTTTCATATGAAACAATAGCTATAATATGTCTCTTAAGTAAGGAGTTAATACAAAATTATGATAAAGTTTCGGATACAAGACTCACCGAAAACGATCTAGTATTCGGTTATATTACTAGTTTTAGAGAATTGTTAGATAAGTCTCTATTTAGTGGAGACAATGAGTCCGATATAACTTTCAAAATAGGAGATAAAACAGTACCTTTCTCTGTAAAATATATGAAAAAAAAGAAATGTACGGATTTAGTCCCTTGTGAGAAGTATATGAAGACATACTGTATGAATAATAATTGTGGATATAGTCTAGGTCTAATTGTTAAAGATAAAAAAATTTATTTAGATTCTTTTCGTAATGAAGGGAGGGCTGAAAACGCGGTGATTAAAAAAGCAAAGGATGATGGTTATTTGTTTGATGAAAAAGATGTAAAAGAAGCATATATTAGATTTCAAAAACATATTGTCTCTAAGGAGTTAGACACAATAAATGATATTTATCAATGGTTGGATAAAACCTTTTTGAATATTAACAGGATAAATTTAAAACTTAAATTTCATCAATATTTAGCAATACATAAGTTTCAATCTAACATTGAAGAAATGGTACATTGTCTAGCATATAGGCCACGAACTGGTAAAACTATAATCATGTTAATGATGGCATTATATCTATTGAAAATAGGATATAAAAGAATTCTTATAATGACATCTGTGCCAGAAACAATAAAGAGTTTCATATTTGAATTAAATAAATATTATGAGTTTCAGGATATTAAATATAAGAAACAAAATGAGTTTCATGAAGTAAGTGAAGATTTTGAAGGGATAGTTTTCTGTTCGGTTCAATATATTAAAACAGAATATGATAAGAAAAAAGCGAATCTTCTAATGTGTGACGCAAATATATTTGATGAATGTCATTTTCATTCGTCAAATATTAATACATATAAAAAGTTTATTGAAGTATATGGTGATAAAAAAATTATGAGAATATTCGCTTCAGGGACAAGTGATAAAACTGAGAACTTTTATAATATCTCATCAAAATGTATTTATAGATGGGATATAGAACAAGATAATTACATGAAAAATCATAATATTCTCAAATAAAATTTGATATTATATCTATTAATTTTTTTTAAATTAATAGATTTAACTACTTATAAATGTGTGAAGAATATAAAAATGATAGAAAGTGGAGTGATGCTGTAATTTATGATAAAGCTCTGCCGGATTTCAAAAATATTTTAACTGAATCAGAAATGCTTGGCCATGTAAATAATATTGAACCAGCTAATCAGGAGGATGATAATCTTTATAATATTGATACATACATTAATGATATACCAATACAGGTGAGATTACAAAGATTATCATGTAAGAAATCAGACAAATATTGTCCAACATTAAGATATGAACGACCAGGACAACCTACAGAAGTACATAAGATGATAAATATGTATAATGATTATCTTAAAACTGGTAAACATAAAATGCCGAAATATCTATTATGGGCTATGATAGATAAAAAAATGAGTATAGTAGAACTTAAATTGATAAATCTACGCGAATTATTTGAAGATAGATGGATTAATTTAAATAAAGATCCGGATTATAAAATGAGAGATGATTCAGAAAAATTCATTTATAAAGAAAATAATGATAGAACATCTTTTCTAGTAGTCAAAACTAATAAATATACAAAATATCATTTTAAGAGATGAGTATCAATAAATTTAATTTCGTTATCTGTTAAATTATATAATTTATAAATATTATCATATTGAGGATTTTTTCTGTATAACCAATTCATAACACGACCGTTATTAAATTGTGAAGTTTTACATATTTCAAATATAAAGGTAATGAAGGGGGATTTTAATAATCGTAATAAGTGAATACCCTCTATTTCATTTTCAACTTCAGCATAATGAATATTATCTCCTACACCATTTACTCCATCATCATATGTTGGATTAAGATATCCATGTCTAAACATTAATACTTTTTTAATCTTTTGTGTTGGTAATTCAACTTTTGTAAATTTAATATCTTTACTACCATCTTTTTTAATAAAAGCTATAAATGGATATTTATATTCATCATCTTTAATTCTAGATTCTCCACCAACTTTATCGATTAAATCTCTTCTAATGAAGATATTATTATTATCCCAATTAAATACTTTGTTAATAATTGATATCATATTTTCGGATAAAAGTTGAGGTAGCATTTTCATTTCTTTATTTAGTAAAATTGTACCTTCATATATATTTTCTTTATATTTACATTTATATGATGTTTCTTTATATATTTCTTTATTTTCAATAAGATAATATGAAAATGTAGAACCAACACCTTTAAAATATTTTTTACATTCACCTATATTCATCGAGTGTATCTGCCTATTAATCATTGAATTAAAACATGACACCGTACCATTCATCCAACTAGAAGGTGTGATAAATAATAAATATCCACTAGGATTCATGTTCTTAAAAGAATATTCAATGAATTTTGTCCATAAATTAGTCTTTCCGTGTTTAGATTTACCATTTTTATTTCTCTCTTGATAAGGAGGATTGCCTATGATAGCATCAAACCCATCTATACACCATTTGTTTTTTATATTTATTTCTAATGTATCTCCGATATTTTCATTATAATTGAAATCATTAACCTTTTGATATATTTTCCATTGTTCATTTTCTGAAAATTTTGAAATAGCATGACACATTAATAAGTGTCTAGTAATGAATATATTTACATGTTCTGTATCAGAATAGTATATACATTTTTCAATGATTGTTTGACATCGTAATAATTTATCATTTATATGTGAAAGACCTTCGTAAAATCTATCAAAGATTGCGAGGACAAAATTACCTTTACCACAACAAGGTTCTAATGTTTTATGAATATCTTTAAAATAGTCTTGTGGTAATTCATTAGTCATTTCATCACAGCACGCGACAGGTGTAGGTATTTCAGCATTTTCTTTTTCTTGTTTTTTAGTTGGTATAAAATGTTTTTCGATAACTTTTCTAAGTTTATCAGATGATGTAGTTGAATATATCTCAAAAATATCATCCAATACATCCATATTATTCATCATTGTCTCTATATATTTATCGTATATAATATTTAAATTGGTTTCATCTATTTCGAAATCTTTACTAATTTTAGATTTTATTATACTAAATAAATATTCGTCATCTTTTAATTCTTTTAAAAGATCTAATTTAGATTTCTCTTTTCTAATATCTGGGTTAATCCAGGAGGATTTTAGTAATAATCCACATAGTTTTGTTAATGACTCATATAATATCTTAGTTTTGTTAATAGAGATACAAGTGTTATCTTCATGTCCTTCATTTGATTCATTTGATTCATTTGATTCATCATCATCTCCTTCATCTCGTTCTTTATCATCTGATACTGGGTCGGTTTTTTTCTTTTCTTGTCCGGGTTTTTTAACATCAGTTTGTTTTCCATTTAAATTCTCATTTACAGTATAACTATCATTATTCAGAGAAATTTCATTAATCATTTTATTTAGATTGTCATCACAATTGATTCTATCACATATAGCATCAATTGAAATCTCTTCTTTCATTCTATCACTAAACTTTTTAAAGTATTCAATCATAGATACTTCATAATCACCAAAATCAAACTCTTGGGGATTGAAAATAAATAGTTTTTCTTTGTATAAAGTTTGTAATATATCTTCATTGTTCCCGGCTTTACTATTATTTCTTTTATAATCTTGAATAATTTTATACATGTAATTATAAACCCTCTGAATATTCAAATCAACATTAATACCAATAGTCTTCCCTTCTCTTTCAGTTAGAGATCTATAATATGCTTGTTTTACAGCATCAATATTTACTCCATTATCTAAATGTATTGATGCGTCACATTTATGATAAGTATGACCTAATTTACCCTGATCACCAAGTAGAAGAATACACCCTTGTTTCTTATCTCTTCTAGAAATTTCTAATTGTTTATCAATCCATGTAGTATAATCACAATTGTCTTCGTCGGATCTATTTACACTATTTGAATAGCATAAATGATAGTTCTCCCACAATTTATTTTCACTTACAAATCGTTTAATAGTTTTCATTAAGAGATTTAGATTACCCACATGTGAATGAGTCGGTAAGAATAAAGGAAATAATTTAGGATCATCAATAGTAGAAGGTTTCATATTATATTTATCTTGAATACTTTCAATAATTTTCATTATAGTATTTTTATTGTTGGGATTTGAATCTGCTATCATCCTAAATAGTTTTTTTAAATATTCTTTACCATCCGCGTCTCCCTCTAATTGAAACTTTTCTTCGTATTTGATATCTTTTTTCTTTTTCTTCTTTATTTGTTTTAATGCGAAAAATGATGATATAGAAAATCCATAATCTTCACTATATTCAATGTTATGAAAAGATATTTTATCAAATAATTCATTGATTATTTGAGGTTGAACTAATATAGGGGTCGGAACGCTGCTATAATCTGTATTAGAATTAGAACATAGTTTTTCAAAATCTCCTTGAGTTATACCAAATGTTTGTACAATCGTGTTCATGTCCATGATTATATGTTTAATATACTTAATTTAGATTGTGTTAAAAATCAAATTTTTTTAGTATTTAAAATTTTCACATTATATTTAATTAAATGTATTATCGATTAAATCTTATGAAATTTCATATTTATCATAGGATTCATCATATTAATAGGCGTAATATGGAATACACATGGTCCAAATTACAAGAACAAAAATATAAATTAAGAAATGATATTGATAGAAAAGACTATGTTAAAATATTAAAAAAATATAATATGAATAATTTTTCTTAAAGACTATTACTAACACTTGGTTTCAGAACCCAATCATAATGAGTCGCATCAGTTCTCTCATTGTTAAATAAACCTGGTGGATTGGTTGGTTCGTTAAAAACTGTCTGAGTTGAATTTTGATTCACATAACAATCCTTATCAGTTAAATCATTTGAATTTTCTATACCATAACTATCCCAAGTCGCTTTATATTTATCACAAAACATCGGTGATTTTATATCTATTTGATTTTCTGGTAAATACATTTCGACATATCCAGATAAATCTTTCTTTTCTAATTCATTTATTGTATCTCGAGAGATAGCAGATGGAAAATACATATTTCTTAAACTATTCAAGCTTACTACTTCAGTAAAATCTAAGTTTGTATATTCTAAATCAGTTTTACGAACACCAATAATTCTAAATGATTGTCTATAAAAGCTATCAAATAGTGCATCTATATTTTCTTTAAACATATGACCATCAAATAAGATACCTGTATCATTAAATTTAATATCATATTTATTCAAGATTGTAGGATTTGATCCACTTTGAACATTAAGATAATTAATATAAATTTCATTATCAATGATTACGATATCTGAAATTAAACGAATTGTATAATAATTTTTCACATCATAAACAAAAAAATCTATAAAATATCTTTGATTACCATCACATGAAATCAATCCATAAACATTTTCAATTTGTTTAATATAATAATCATTTTGTGCGATTTTATTAATTGTATTAATTAATTCTTTCATAATAGCAGTTAATCTATCTTCAACACTCTTATCAATTGTATTTTTATTATAGATATATTTATTACATATTCCTTCTAATTTAATCTTTGATCCAGAAGAAACACTACTAAATATTTTTAATAACCTATGTTCTGGTTTTACAAATCCTAAATTAGTAGCATTTTTGATTTTATTTGGTAGAATACCATTTTCTACTAAACCATTATCCATCTTGAGATTATAAAAAATAAATAATAAAACTAATATAAATCCTATTACAATATTATTTTCACTCATCGTATATTATACCATAATAATTTATTTTAAAAGAATAAATCCTTTGTTTTCATTGATAAATTCTGTTATAAATTTATGAGCTACACTAATATCGCTTTTATTTCTGCCACCTGTAATAATAATCTTACCACTCTTGAAAACAGCTACAGTAACCCGCTTACAAGTATCATTTTTACCCTTTCCATTACACGGTTTCTCACAATCGCATATTCCAAAATTTTGTCTTAATGGATTCCTATAATATTTAATATTGACACCAGGATAATTACAAGGTTCATAAGAAGAATAATAACCAGTATCAATGATTAATCTATGTAATATCTCTCTATTGATAGGGAATCCTATATCAAAATCACTATTAATAAGAACTGTTTCTAAATCTTCAATTGATTGAATACATCCCTCTGTATCAAAATACTTTTCTTTTTCTTTTAAAAGATTAAATTCATAACATAGAATTTGAATCGTATTATCCCCCTGAAATTCATTGTTAATACCCGTCATCTGAATTCTACCATTATTAAATATCTTAACATTGATTCGGTCATTCGCTTTTGTTTCGTTAAAGACATGAATTGTTAATTGATTGTAAAAATATTTACGTGGTTTAATCTTTTTAGGTGGTTTCTTTCCATTTTCTCCCTTTGAAACATGATCCCCATATTCAATATATAGAATATTATTATTATCATTTAGAGCATTTGCTAAATTTAATAAATCTATATTTGTATTTAATTTACCGATCTGAACCATCGCAGAAACATGTAAATCTTTTGAAAAAGTTAAAGTATCCATAATTCACTTTAAGTAGTTAAAAATTCTTTAAATAGAAAATCAAATTTTATTTTTAATGCTATCTTCAACATGTCTAGCATATTGTAATAATTTTGTTTTTGTAATTCTTGCTGCGATATATTTTACTAAATTTTCAAGTTTTACATGAGGATTTAAAATACGATAATGAACAAATAATATTGACCATGTCACACAAAATCCACTATGATTATCCGGATCATATTCCATTTGAAAATGAGTTCCCCTTTTAAAATCAACAACATTGATTACTTTATAATTTGGCAAAATTATCCTCCAGAATCTTTTCACCTCCCCTATCTTTTTATTATACGCCCCTTTAACCCCCCCTAAAACACTCTGAACTGGCCTTGAACCATGAGGTTCATATAATTCGATAATTTTTTCTTTCTTATCAATTAATAAAATGTTCGCATGATTGCCTTCATTTGTAATTAAATTTAATATAACTGGGATAAATCTTCTTTTAGATTGAATACATTTCATTAAATTATTTTTAAAAGAAGTTTCATTGTGTTCTAATGGATAAATACCTAGTTTCATGTTATTTATTCTCAGATTTAAAAATGCTTTCCCGTCCTCAAAAAAGCAAACACTGGGATGATTTATTTTATGAAAATAATCCATCATATTTGAATAATTCTGATAATGAAAATGAATATTACCTATAGTAGCGACAGTACCCTTACTTTGGTTTTCAGCGAAGGGGATATCAACTATCTTATTTTCTTTTTGTAATTTTTTCATGTGTCCGATAGCACCTCTTGGAATAGTCCCTCTTTCAATATCAGAATCTACTATGCGTTTCTTTTTAGTTTTAGAAACTTTTTTCTTTTTAGTATTACGTTTGGGCTTTTTATATCTTTTTCGCGAATAATCCATTATATTATATATTACATATATTACATATTTTATTTACATATTTTATTTACATATTTTATTTACATATCGCCAGCATTTCCAATATCTTCAATAATATCATCTGTAATGATATCATCATCGCTATCGTCTTCTTCATCGTCATATTCTAATCCCCTTTCTACTCTATCTTTATTAGCATCGTCATCTGGACATAACATAAATGTAATATCTTCCATTGCATCTCTTAATCTATCACGATCCATATTAAACATATATCCGGATTTAATCATGGTTAATATCAAAGTTTTCATATCTTCATAATCACCGATAATAGTATCACTCTTAATGATAAAATTGCGGATAGCAGCATGTAATCCATCAACAGTCACAATAGTTAGATCTTTCATTTTATGATGTAAGATTTAAAAAATAAATATATATTTAACGCAAGTTATAAATATATATAATTTATCATATATATTACTATGAATATAGAAGAACTAGATAAGAAACTAAAAAATATACAAAATTCATTAAATATAGAAACCCAAAAGAGTTTAGAATTCGCTGAAAGATTAAATGATATAGATTTTGAGGATAATGTTCAAGAATCTTCTGCGAAAGAATATTATTATTCGCAATTAGATGAGAGAGAAAAAATTTATGTAAAGAAAAATGATGAATATAAAAAATTAATTTCAGGATTTTCACAAGCATATTTAGATTTTTGTGAATGGTATGTTGGACCCGAATTACCTCGCGATCACGAATCTACATTATTGGATAGTAAAGAAGATATTAATTCATTGTATTTTTTATTTGCCATGAGTTTGTTTTTAAAATCCTAAAGAATATAATTTAACACTAATATCACCCATACCACCCTTTAATTCGTCTACTGGAGTATTCATCCTTTCTTCACACATATTTAAAATTTCACTAACATCTTGATTTTGATATGGTTCAACATCATGAAGTATGCCTATGATTAAACGACAACTATTACTATGAATACCATTTTGTGTCTTTTTATTACATTCAAAACTAGATATTTCATCTGGTATCTTATCCGAATTTAAACAAGGATCACTTATTGTTAATACATAATGATCGTAATCACCATCTTTTAATTTTATAGTGAATGGTTCAACAAACACTGTATCTTTTCGCATAATATCACATAAACAAGGCCAACAACATCTATAATATTTACCATAATACTTTTTATCATCTAATCCATTTACAACTATATTATCATATGTTTTACCTCTACTTGGATCTACGGGGGATCCACTTACAGCACAATAAAATGAATTCAGTTTTTTAAATTCTTCTATAGTAGGATTCATTGAAACGATATGATGATAAAATTGAGGACCACCAGCATTACGATTTCTATCTGGAAATATTTTATTAAAATCATTCATTAGATTCTCATATAATTCATTATCGCTTAATCCTTCTATAGTATTACTACAGAAACAATAGAATAGTATTATTAAAAGTAAGATAATAAATATATTCAGCATATTAAAATATAATATATATTATTATGAAAAGTGTCAAAATTTCAAAAACACATGTTAAGACTAAATATGAAAAGGATGATTTTGAAGTATTTAAAAATGAATTATTCTTTTATCTTTTAGGTCAACAAAAGAATATAAGTTTTATACCGAAAATAGTATCCTATGATTGTAATAAACTTACTATTTGTACTGAAAATGTTGGAACAACCTTAGAAGAATATTGTAATAGTGGTGAAGAATTAAATACTTTTTTACCCAAGATAAAAAAAATATATGATAGATTTATTAAAATGGGATATTATCACAATGATTTGCGTTATAAAAATATTATCATAAATCCAGATACAAAACGTTTATATTTAATTGATTTTGAATTCACTGATAGAGAATATAAAGATTTAGATGATGAAAATATTATTAAAAAAATTAAGAGAAAATCTAAATCTAAAAAGATATCTAAATAATTTTACAATTACATTGTGGATATTTTTCATATAGTTTTTGAATACTTAATTCTTTCATTTTTGCTTCAATCATAATATCTATTTCTACACCATATTTTTCAGGTATTTCTAATAGATATTCTGGTAATATTTCTATATAATCACTGTGATGTCCTATTTTTCCACTACCTTGTTCTGAAACATGAAATTTAGGCTTGATACCTTTTGGTTTCCATGTTTCTAAAATTAGTGGGATATATTCTTTAGCATCCAGAAATGTTTCATCTTTATGAAGTAATTTATAACATTCAAAATGATGAGTATCAAACACAAGAGGAATACCGGTCATATCATGGATCCTTAAAGTATCATGGATACTATAAGATTTTTCACAATTCTCTAAAACTAATCTTTCTTTTATTTTCTGGGGTAGTTTATGATAATTTTCTATCCATCGTTTCATTGTCTTTTCTTTTTCACCATAAACACCACCACCATGAATTACCATAACTGAATCCACACCCATGCCCATCATATCTAATACATCCGCATGATATTCTAAATCTTTCAATGTCTGTAAATATGCTTTTTCTGAAATACTCGCTAGAACATTAAATTGACCTGGATGAAAGGTTAATCGATGACCTTTTTCTATAGCATAATCACCTATCTTTTTTAGATGTTGTATAGCAAAGTCATATGTGTAATCTGGGACTTTCGGATTTGTTTTGTGTTGAAATAATTCGCTACTTAAACGAAACACTCTGATACCATTCTCTTCATTCCATTCTAGCATTTTATATAAATCTTCAAGGTTCGCCAAAATCCTCCGTTTTAATTCATCAATACCCCTTTCATCAATGATTCTTACTATGATTCTTCGTGCGGCATAAACAGGTGGCTTTTGCTTTTTCAGAGTTGTATTCATACAACAGAGACCAAGCTGAACTGGTTTAGATTCCGACATCTTTTATATTTAGGAGCATGTATTTGTTGGCGAATAACTATCTCAAGAATATCAAATTTAATCTAAGAAATAATTATAAAAGTCTTTTTTAAATGTTGCTATAATTTTATATTTATACTTATCTGCCCTACCCATTAAATATTTCATTAATTCAATAAATTCAGGTGTTTCCATGGCCATTTTAATTTTATGTAAATTTTGTGTATCATCCTTGATAGCATAACTAAATTGTGTTAAACCATATTCTCCTTTACTATCAATCAATGGATATGTTCCTGTACCATTAGACCATATAACTTTAGGAACAAATAATACATCATCTTTTTCATCGCTATAAAGAATTTTGGGGCCCCTTTTTTTTGTGATAGTATTAATTATTTTGTATTCAAATCCTGGTTTATTATCCTCTTTAATTACTTCATAATTTGATTTAGGTTTTCCTCTTGTTTCATATTTAATACTACTATAAAGAATCTCCACTTTATTATCATCTTTACCGGCTATTGTTTCAAATATTTCAAATTTACCACTCGGTATAAAATCATAATCATTTAAATTTAATAGATATGATTTATGATCTATATCATTCACATGAGTAAGGTTTGTATTATTTACTGTGTTTTTTAAACAGTAATAATCATAGTTTGTAGCAGAGCCTCCAAAAGTTATTCCACCTTCTTTATAATCTCTCATAGTTAAACTCAATAATTCTCTCGCTTTTATTAATTTTAAAACTTTGATGTAATCTCCTTTTATATCTCTCCATCCATTAGGATGAACAAATACTAAATAACCCTTTTCAGTTAAATATTTATTGATTGAATCTATTACGAAAAAGTGCCATATTTTCTGTTTTTTATTTGGACCAACTTTTTTATGAAAAGGAGGATTTCCAACAATTACATTAAATCTATGAATATTAAATATATTTTTAGGATTAAATTCATTTAAAAAGTCACATTCAACAATATTAGGTATGGCATCCGAGTCAATCATTTTGAATATTTTTTTACAAACTTGAAAATTAGTAGAATTTAATTCAACCATGTAAAGCATATTTTCAATAATATGCTTTGATCTTTGTTTTTCATTCTGTATTTTTGATTTTAACGAATCCATTAATTTATAATAAACGACAACCTGAAAATTACCAATACCTGAAGAAGGGTCTAACCATTTTAATGTGGTATTTAGCCAAATATCATCTGGTAATTGAGAAAACATATTAATGATTAATTCAGGTGGTGTGAATACTTCACCATATAATTCCTTTTCTTCTTCACGAATAGTTAATCTTTGTTGGATAATATTTAATACTTTTTTATCTTTAATAAAAGTTTCCATATCTATATTTGTATATTAAAAAAATAAAGAATATCAAATTTAAATATTAAATCATATTTCCTAACATCTCTAGTATATCAACTATGACTTTGCAATCCATATAATTATAATAAATAATTTTTTTTATTTCAGCGAATCGTTTAATAGGTATTCTTTTATCAATAGCATCTTGAGACTTATTTATAATTTCTATCATTGCTTCTAATCCATCAGTATCATCTACCCACTTATTTTTGATTAGTTCATGATTATACAACATTTTAACGATTTCTTTTAATCCATATCCAAAACACCCTTGAATAGTAATCGGTTCCATTTTAAAATAAGATAATAAATCAACATATGTGAAATTAGGATAATCTAAATGAGGATATTGTGATTTCATATAATCTATATAAACGCGTTCTGCTGAAGACCAATGATATATTTTAATATTGTTTCCTACGACCCGTTTTAAATATTGTAGCCAGTATTTTATAATTTTTTCTTCTTCATTTAAATCTAAATATTTAATTGTAAAATCTTTAAAAATATTGTTTTTTAGATTGATACAACCTATAATACAAATTTTAGGGATTTCATCACGTTTCTCATCATTAAAATAACTGGTTCTTTCTTCAAGATTAATTACACTTTCAAAATCCAATACAATTGAGTTTTTCTTATCTACAATATGATTGATAAATTCTAAATTTTTGATTCTCCGCGGTGAAATTTTTAATTCAGATTGTTTATTTATATGAATAATTTTTTCTTGAATTCTATGTCTTTCCCCTGTACGGACTTCATAAGGATAAATATTATTTAATAACATTGGGTCATCCCAAGTGTAAATACCTTTATCGTGTAAAAGACATCTTTTATGATATGAAATATTCCACACAAGTGTTATTTCCCTTATTTCTTCAGCTAATCGTTTCTTTTCTTTTATCCAAAAGCCCGTTTTAATATTCATATTTGGATATAATTCATGGATTGTTGGTTTTGGATAAATTAACCATTCATCATATAAATTATTTAAATTATCTAACCATGCTAAAGCATATAATATCTTATTTTTCATATTATCATCAAATAAGAATCTTCCAACTACACTTTTCTTTTTCAAAATAATATCTTTATTACGATATTCTTTAGCGAATAGGATACCGTAATCATTATAACCTAAGATTTGATTACATAGATAGATTTTACATTTATAATAATATAAATTATTATCATTGATTAAATCAGACATGTCTGATTTAAAATTTACTGTTTTATAAACTATATCAGATACAATATAAAGAGGTAGGTCGGGTATATGAACCTCATTGAATAGTTCACAAAAAATATCTCTATGAATAATAAAATCGGGTATAACGCTTACATTGTATTTTTCATGATATAAATTAGGTTTAATAAAAATACATTTAACTTTTTTATCTATTTTTTCTTTTACTTTATCATAATCCATATGAATACATATATGATGATTAGTGTCTATTAAAAACTCTATGAAATTTTCTTTATATGCTTGTTTTTTATCTCTTAAAGTTAATTCGAATTTAGTAGGTTCGGTAGATTCATAAGCATTATATTTATCATTTATTTTTTCAAACCAATCTGAAAGAGGATCATTAATGATATAATTTTTTAAATCATGAAATGATATCATATAATAATATATTTATTTTCTATTTTGTTTTTAAACTTCTAGGTGAATTTCTACCTAAATTATAATCTTCAAAGATATATTTATCACTGGGAGCAGTCGCTTTATTTATTAAAGTTGTGAGATGATAAGATACTAATGTAAACATTCCTCCGTAAATGGATATTTGATAATTTTTAAGATGATATGAAATATCAGTGCATGCATTACATATAAGGTCCGATCTTAATAGGTATGACCAACTACTACATCCATACCAATTACAAAATTCATATGAAATATAAGATAATAGTAATATAAAACCTAATGTTAATATTAGATTTATTAAATTTTTGAAAGCACTCATTGTAAATACAATAAGTTTAATAGTTTTAATTTTAAATAAAAAATTTATCTTCTACCAGTTCTCTTTCGTTTACGTCTTTTGCGACCAGACCTTTTAGTTTTCTTACCTTTCATTTTTTTCTTTAAACCTGCTGGCATCATTGAATTTAATTGTGGATATTTTTTAACAAGTTCTTGTAATACTTTGAGTTCTTTATCCATAGTTATAAGATCTTGTAATTCCTTAAAAAAATCCTTCAGATCTTGTTTGTCGCTTTCTTTTTTCATCTTGATATCGTAGATCTCCGCGGGAGTCAATCCCTTTTCATATTTAGATTTAGATTCGGAATTAATCTTTTTTAGTAACTTTTCGATTTCTCTTGATAAATCTAATATTTTTGTCATTTTTTGTTTTTTTGCAGTTTTCTCACGAGCACCTTGAAAACCTTGACCAGGTTCAGGTTCGGGTTCAATACCCATATCATCGTATGGATTTATTTTGTTACGGAATTCATATTCGAGTGCGGAGATAATAGTATCATGTGTTATACCACCTTTAAAAATATCTTGTATTATTGCTGTTCTGGTATCTCCATCGTCATCTGAGTCCATGCTCTTTAACTTAGCTGTTACACGCTTGATATCATGGGGACTAATCATTATATCTTTATAAGTATCTAAAAATCTTTCAACACTTTGAAAATAAACATTAGTAGGTAATTCACTATCCGATTCAATTATACCTAAGTTTATTAATCCTGTAATTAATCCATGCCTTAAATCTACCCATACCCCATTATTAGGAACTCTTGGGACTCTCTGATCACTCACAAACTTAGAAACAGATTGACCAACAGATCCAGCCATAGATCTCGCAAGGGGCATACCCGTATCATATGCCATTTTACCAACATGGCTCATTCCACTAGCCATGCTGCTCGCCATAGAACTTAATGCTTCTCCTTTCTTAATTCTTCTTGTCCGCGACCGTTTCGCATCTCTATTTATAGTACTATTTGCTATAGAGGTGGCACCACTCATAGCACTACTAGTCATTGAACGCACCGCTGTATCCCGTCTACCTTTACCTCGTACAGTTCTCGCATTATTTCTTTTAGGCATATTTATTTATATTATAATATATAAAATTATTTTCTTTTAATTCTACTTTTTTTCCTACTTCTTCTTTTACGAATAGTATTTTTAGTTATAGTGGGTAATCTTATCATCGCGTTATTTTTACCATCATAATGATCTCTATAAACTTCATTTAACATAATAAATCCATTTTTTTCATAGCATCTAATAGCGATTTTATTAACTTGATCTAATTCAGTGCGAACAGTTAAGTATAATATATATTCTTTCCCGAAGCGTTTAATAAATTCATTAACAATCTTCTGACATAATCCCCTACCTCTATATTCACTATGAACTCCAAATGTATGAATATACATCGTTTTATATTTTGATTCTGTGGATGTATCTTCTTTTCCAAAACCACATGCTACTATCTTATCATCAACAGTTAAATAACCTATATATCCATTTTCATTTATTACCATTGTAACATTATCTGATACACTAGCATGATTAAATACTTGAGAAGATAATAAATTTATATTTTCTTTTAAATCATTGAAATTTGGTAAACTTATAAATTCATTTGCGGAATATACAACCATTTAATATCTATATAAAGATTATATATTATATTTAATTAGTATGATATATTATTCAGAAGATACTATTAATAACTTATTCCATGATGAAACATTTTTAAATGATTGTGAAAAATATAAAAATTCAAATGATGAATTAACAAAAACTATAAATTTTGTTAACAATATAGAATTAAATAAGAAATATTTCCGATTAGAAATGAATAAGAGAAGAGGTTATAAAAAACGCAACCAGCATAAAGAAACGGATACCACATGTATCAAAGAAGTCAATAGTCTACTAAACAAATTAACAGATAAAAATATACTATCAATTAGAACTAAGATAAAAAACAAACTTGAAAATAAAATTTATCTCAAAAAAATGATAATAGACAGTATTTTAGAAAAATGTATTATACATACTCCTTATATCTCATTATATTTAGATTTAATTAATTATTTATATGATAAAGATAATAATTCTATAATTGAATTAAGCACGGATAAATTATATCAGGATATTATCAATAGTGTATCTAAAGAAGAAAGTGATTATTTACGCATGTGTGAACGCAATAAAAAATTAGATAAATTAATAGGTCATAGTTTATTAGTCACAGAATTAGAAAAGAAGAAAATAGTAGTCGGTAAAATTCATCCGACTATAGATAATTTAATAGAAAATTTAAAAAATTACGACGAAGATGAAGAGAAATATAAATGCGTCCAATGTTTATATAATATTTTTAAATCTTATTATGGTGATTATCTATTACCTGAAGGATATAATCAAAAGTTAAAGATTTTGATTAGCTTAGAAAAGATAACGAAGATTAAATTTAAAATGATGGATATAATGGAGCGTAAGTAATACATAAAATTTAATTGTCATACACAAAACAATTGTAACTAAAAATATTAAGATGATTAAATTTATATTTCTTTAATATATAGTTTATGAATTTTAATATAACAGTTCAAAAAATAGCTATACTATTATTTTTTATCATGTTTGTTTATTCTGGCATAAATAAGATACCAAAGTTTAATAAACTTGTTTCTGGATTAGCAAAGAAGACAGACTTGCCCTATCCAATAAATGAATTAGGTATGATTGGTGTTATACTTTTAGAAATTATCGGCGCATTAGTTGTCGTATATTATATTTGGTTTGGTGAATTAAAAATTGATAATATAAAACTTATAAGTAAAGAGACGGTTAAATATATTATCTTGACTTTTATAGCTTTCATGATTGTTGTAACTCCCTTATATCATCCACCAAATAAAGCCATTATACCATTTTTAGCAAACGTGACTACAACAGGTGGATTTTTATTAATATATAACTTATTATAAATGATATCAAATGAATCTTTATTTTTAATATTCAACGCATTTGTTGGTTTTTTTAGTGATATAATATTAAATATCATAGCAAATAGTGATATTTATAAACCCATAACTACATTAAAACCATATTTTGAAAATAAAACTATATTTCAAGCGGCATTCTACGCTTTACTAACAGTTGTTATTATTGTTGGTATTATCATGAAAATATTCGAATTATTTTATAATAAATATTTACCCGAAACAGATGAAGAATACATTGTTTATTTTATTCTAACATTTATTATAGGTTATGTAGGAGATATATTAATATATAAATTAGATATCTTTCCTAGACTTCATAAATATTATACGGTAGTTGGAAAAGGGTTATGGGGGGCTCTCGCGATATTATTTTCAGTAATAGTATCATTATCCGGTTTATATATTTTTCATAATTTTAATAATCTATATGATAAATTCCTGAATATAATCTACTAGTTGATCTCTGTGCATATATAACCAATGAAGTGTGATACTATTCTCTATATTTTCTGCTAAATCATATTTATCATGGTCACCAATATTTTTTATTTGTTTGCTTATATCTTTTAATATAGGTAATTTACCTATCCCCTTTTCAAAATTAGAAAGATTTTCATATATTATTTTTGCTTTTGTATCATACGGGGCTTTCCAATCGGGTCCATCATCTATCCTCATCTGTGCCACAATATAATGTTTATTTTCTAATTGTGAAATACCCCGTTTAATTAATTTATTTGTTCGCATATTAATACTATTATAAACCCAATAACTCTCCCTTGTTTTAACTTTTTCTTTTCTTAAACGATCTAATGTATGATTTTCATAAAATAAATCACTGCTATACATCATATCATCGGGTAAGAAAATTATATCAACTTGATTAATACTTTTTCTTATATTTAAATTTAAATTTAACTTATTACTATTAATAGACACCTTATAAGGATTATGAATTTTTCCAAATAACTGACACATATTTAACCATACAACACCCTTAAATAATTCTGTGATATTCAGACAAAATTTACTATATGATTCACTATATTTCTGACCTTTTTCCATTTGATATTCATGTAAATATTCACAGTCGACATTATTACAAACATCTAGTTTAAAAGCAGAAGATACACCTTCTTTATTTTCACCATCACTTTCAATTAATTGTTGTTTGCGTTTTTCTTGATTCTCAATATATTTAATACATTTTTTTATATTACGATTATCACCTTTTTTAGTATATTTTTCTAAATCTTTTTGTTTTTCTGTAATACGTAAATCTATTTTATATAAAGCATGTTTCAAACTGACTTCTTTAGTGGATAATGCACCATCTTCAACTAAATATGAAATAAAAAATAAATATAATTTTTTTAATGGATCTAAATCACATAAATTTTTCTTTTTCCCTAGTGTACTATTTAATATACTCACTGTCATACACAAGGTGTTACATTTTATTTCTTTGATTATATTTTTATTATTTAATACTTTCCAACCTCTACTAAAACCAGTTTTTAAATAAGGTAATAATAAATAATCTTCTTTGTCAAACAAATCATGATAAGAAGAAGATATTGTTTTATAAGCATGATTTAATAATTCAATATATCTTTTAGCTTCTTTACGATCTCTTATACTACGCTTCTGCTTATTGGTTTTATTTTTACCTTTTCTCGTTCTTTTTCGCTGAGTTTTTACCATATCTATATATATATATATAATATTATTATGGACCCAGAAATAAAATCTAAATTAAATAGTTTAGAATATAAATTAATTGATTTAGAAGTGAAATTAAATAAGATTACAGAATTATTAGAAAAAGATATTTCACCGAATTGTAATAAAATGAGTAATCATATAGATTTCGTTGATAAAGTATATGATACTGTAAAAAGTCCTTTAGGATTTATTTGTTCAAAAGTAAGTTTATTAGGTAGTAATAATGAAAATAAAGAATATAATTTAACTGATAAATAATAATTCTTCGACCTCCGCTTCGATCGCATTAAACATATCCGGAGTGGGTCTTCTACACCAGGCGATAATGGTTTCACAAAGGATATAAGGTACGGGGGTCACATCCCCTCCCTCCCCATATATATCAAATGAATGTGTCGTACCTGGTACAATCAGGGAATCGCAAATTCTAGATTTTTTTATTTTCGAGCAATCGGCTACTAAGATTGTTTTTTCCATGCCAGTATCTTCATCTGTTACATCATAGACACAGTCCTCTTCTCTTCCTTCGCCCCATCTCCCCCATCTCCCCCATCCGTGTTCTGTTAATAATAATAATATTCTTTTATTTTTTTGTTCACATAGTCGTAAGAAAATCTCAGTCTTTTGTGGACCCGCAAACTCGAGCCCACTTCTACCAGCAGCTATAGTAGCTGGAGAAACAAATACTATACTATGGACATTTTCTAACATTTCTGGGTGTTCCACAATATAATCAATGAACAATGCAGAACCTTGGCTAGTAGTAATTACTGATTTTTTCGCACCAGCATTGTTTTCAAATGTATTGGCTATGCATAAACTCATTTCCTCACTCCCGCTACTATCTCTGTCAAGCGCCGCCCAGCGCGGTTTATTATTGTTTTTCCCACAATGTAGGTCTCCTATTTCATTATATTCACGTGTGGATTTTAAAATATTACTATCACCAACAATATCCTCAACCATCTCCTGCCACACCCCCACACCATCAGATCTCTCTCTACCCCAAATATTAGATGAACCTGGTATTAAAACAAATTTAACATCGTCTGGGGCCTGCGAAAATTTTTTCGCAGGTTTCTCGAGCCTGAAGCCACCCGCAGGTTTCCTGGATGACGAGGCCGCACCCTCGAGCCTGAAGCCACCCGCAGGTTCCCTGGATGACGAGGCCGCGCCCGGCTGAGCATGGCGAAGCGTGCGAGCACGTGCTTCGCGTTCTTCGATGAGATCGAGGGCATCGCTCTCGAGGCCATTGATCTCCCGTTGTAATAGTTCCACCCACTCCCGATTTTTCTCCTCTTCAAACTTTTGCTTTGTCTCCACCTTTATGTCGATTTTTTTATAAATTTCCTCGATTTGTTTATTAATTTCCTTGATTTGTCTATAAATTTCCATCTCCTCCTCCCCAGCGCGCTGGGCCGCCCCACCTATCATTTTATTAAACTTTCTGCCAATTATTTTATTTTTTTTTCTAGAAACTCTTTTTTTGGAAACTCTTTTTTTGGAAACTCTTTTTTTGGAAACTCTTT